ATTCCCAGTATGTATCCAGCGTCGTCACGTTCTCGGGTCGAAGTACCGGCGCCATGCTATACCGTCCAAGCGGAAGCGCGTATTCCTTGCCGTCGCGCTCGTAAACCTTGCAACGCCGCGTTCCTTCGGCGTCTTCCAGCGTCAAGGTCTTCGCCGTGCGCGCGATCACCTTATAGATCCAGTAGCAACCGCGGTCGCACGGACTGTTCATCATGTAGTTTTTGCCGATTTCAAACTTTGCCATATTGTCCTCCTTTCATGTGCGCCGGCGATCCTCGCCGCCAGCGCGTTCACCTTGTCTGTTATGCCATGATCCATCTCAGTTCACTTATCTTCCGCCTTATCCGCCGCGCTTCTTCTTTCGCCCAGCGAAGTTGAGCTTTCCAAAAGTCGTCTGTCGGATCTCCCTTTACATACTCGGCGTATGTATTTACAATCTCTTTTTGCTTTGCAAGCTCCTTTTTGAGATCCTCAATCTCAGCTTTCAGCTTCCGTTCAAATTCGAGCTGTTCTGCGCTCTTGCTGTTATCCACCAGCTTCTTTCCGTACTCGTAAATTTCTTCCTTGCTCATATCGCTGTTCATATACATGATTTCGAGGTTCTTGAAAACCTTGTAATTATGCTCGTTATCCTTGCATCCCGTGCCTGTAATGAATTCACCGTACATCATAGCCGCTTCTCCTTTCGTGCGCTTGTTTTTGTTTTCACTTGTAAGTATATACCCACATAAAAAGAAAGTCAAGGATTTTTTTGCCATTTTTGGAAAATATTTTTTCGCAAGGAAAAAGCGCCGGTCTCCCAGCGCCTTTCCCGTTGCTATTTACATATCCTCGAAGCATACACCAGCGCGCCGCTCGTCCATGCCGCTTGCGAGGCACGTTGCGTATCTTGCCATCACGCGCCATTCTACAATCTTCTTGATCCGTCCGTACTCCTTGCCGGTCACCTTGCCGCTCTTTGCGCGCCATTCAAGTTCTCCAGCCTCGTTCAACAGCTCCATGAGGTCGTCCTCGTCGTTGATCGTTTTGCCGGCAACGTCGAACGGGCAAGTGAGCTTCCCTTCCCGAATGTCGTAGATCATGCACCATACTCTGTCGTGCATACTTTCAAGATTAAAAATCCAGCTCTGCTTCACATAATATTTTCTAACGTCTGCCATAGTTCCGCTCCTTTCTGCCGGCGGCATTTCCGCCGGCGTTCCCTGTGCATTTACCTTTTTTTGATTTCCATGTATGCTCTCCAAAACTCGCCGCTCGTAAAAACTGTCTGTCCTCCAACCTTTAATGTGTAGCAATGAAGGCTTCTCTCTGTCCAGCCGTTGTTTTTATCGATTTCCCAGTACAAACCGCCCGGCGTCTTTCCGTAATAGCAACCTTCAAGGATAATCCCGTCTTTCGCCCACTCCTTCACAGCCTGTTCAAATGCCATCCGCCGGAGTTCCTCTTTTTTCTTTGCGTTGTCCAGCTTCTCAACCTCGGCTCTGTACTCTGTGAGTTCTTGTTCTGCTTTGTTGAGCCTTGCAACCGCCCTTGTGATCGCCTGTTCGGTTTCCTCTACGTCTCGTTTTGCGCTGTAAAGGTCGAACCATGCGCCGTTCTTGTTAACGTCTTCCTTGTTTGCTATCGTGTATCCGTTCTTCGGTACGTTTTCGAGCCATGCCCTGTGAGCCGCTATATCCATATCCGCAACGCCCAGCGCTTCCGCCTTTGCCTGTACCTTTTCCAACTTCGCCTTCTGCCGCGCCAGCCGCGTTTCCAGTTTTTCAAGTTCCTTTGTTTTGCTTGTATAAGTGATCTCAACTCGCTTCATGTTGTTTTCTCCTTTCGTGCTTTATGATGTAAGTATATACCCACATTTGAGAAAAGTCAAGCACTTTTTTTATTTTTTTTAGAAAAACTTTCCAAACAAGGAAAAAGGCGCGATTTCTCGCGCCCTTTGTCATATCAGCTCGTTATAGATTTCGAGGCATAATCTCCTTTTATTGCGTGCAACCGTCGTTATATCGACGCCCAGTTTTTCGGCGATAGCCTCATTCGTCCAGCCGGCGCCGAAGTATAGGTCAATAATCGGATAGTACGGATCGAACCTCTTGCCCTGTATCGCGTATGTTATCGCGGCGTCTTTTTTTGCGCTGGCGTAATACTGGCGGATCATTTCGGCGGCGTCGGCATATACGGCGCTTTGACCTTGCGCCAGCAAACCGGCGCGCTTGTACTCGGCAACGGTCGCTTTTACGGTATCCTCAATCAGTTTTTTGATTTCCCCATCTGTCACCCTATAACCTCCATCAGCTTTTTTGATTCCGCCTGTATCAGCGCAATTTGACGGCGCAAGCTGGCGATCCGTTGCTCGTTCTGCTCCACTTGCCACAATGCCCATCGCGCGCGCCTTGCCTTGTCCATGCGCCGCCGCGCCAGCTTGTTTTCACACTCTGCACAATGCGGAACGATCAGCCGCCCGAATTCCTTGCCGCACCGCGTACACCTTGCGCGCTCAACATATAAACCGGCGCCGCGTAAAATCTCCGCGATTGTTTCGGCGTCGCTGGCGGTCAAATCTGCAAGAACGTCGATTTCCTTGCGCTTGTTCTTCGCCTGTTTGAACATGATACAAATTTCTTCACTCGTCATGCGCGCTGTCCTCCGAGTTTATAAATGCCAGCAACTTTGAATAGCACGCGTCGCACAAGTCAACGTGCTTCCACTCGCTGTCAAGTTTGCTCGTCACCATGAAAGAAAGCTCCCTGTTTTCGCCGTGTGCTTCCCTGTATCCTATTTCGCGATAGCAACGGTCGCACACAATTTTATTGAACGTCGCCATGATCTTCGTCCTCCTCCGTATATCCAAACAGTTCGCCAGCAACTATCGAGGAATATTTTGCCAGCACGTCAAGGATCATTGCGCACGGCGGATATTTCTTTACCAACTTTTCCATCGCCTTCACTTGCGCGTTCAATAGGTTTTCCGCGCCAATATAAACTCGGTTATCCATTCGCACTTGTTTCATTTCGCACCTCCCTCAAATATGACACCGCGTATCCGGCGTATGTCGTCACCGCTTCCGCCCTGTACCAGTTGAAGCGTTCATAATCTTTGAACGTTGCGCGAAGATCCTTTTCCGTCAGTTGCCCGTAATTGTTCATCATCGCGCGCCGGTATGCTTCAACCGTGATTGTTCTTTGCCCTGTCTCCATGCCTACCTCCAATTCGTATATATATCAATCGTTCCATGCGAACATCCTGTGTCATATACTTTCCCGATTCCAACGCTTGTCATGATAACAGTGTGCCGCCTGTGATCGCTTGACGCTATGCAAACATATCCGTCCGCGTCGCGTATCGTGCCATCTTCCGCGATATGTTTGTCGGGGATTTCCCATGCCGTGACGGTCTGTCCGCTTTCGTGGATCGAATACCATGTTTCACGGTGTCCGTTGAAATGCACAACGCCGTTGTCGCGCGTCAAGTGGTTCTCCGGCTTTTCGTATGCTTCCCAGTACCGCAACTCGTAGCCGCTGGCGTCGGTCTGTGCTTCCGTTGCCTGTTCGGTATCCGCTTCCGTTGCTGGCGGCGCCGTCGTTGCCTCTGTGCGCACCTCCGTTTCCTTCGCCGTTGTTATCGCTTGCGTTGTCGGCTCTGTCGCGTTGATTGCGGCGTTCTTTTCCGTTTCCGGCGTAAATGTGCCGGTAACTGTAAAACCGCCCGAAATCGCCTTAAAACCGCCGCTATTCTCCATAACCGTTTTTTCTGTCGTGTTATCGCGGCTTTCTGTTGTGCTTGCGGCGGAAGTGTTATCCTCCGCCGCCATGCGATCATACGCGTCAAACGCGCAAGCTATCAAAAGCACCAGCACGGTGAACCATGCAAGGAACAGAACCACGATCACGGAAACCTCAACTATTCTTTCCCTCCTGTTCACTTTTCGCCTCCTCGAAATACTTGCAATCTTTGAGATCCTTCACAACGCCGCTTTCATTCTTCTCGCAATAGATAACCATGAAATCTCCCTGTCTTTCGCTCTGCCGGTGAATGCACTTTTCGCACGGGATTTCTTTCCGCAACATATCGCCGCCCAGCACGTCAACGTAATGCTCTATAATACATTCAGCCAAAAACAATCCGCGGCATTTATCAATATCAATGTCGCGCCAGCGTTTGACTTCGGCATTTATTTCCTTCCGCGCCTTTTCGTATGCTTCGAGCTTTTCTGACGGCGTATTTTCCTCCGCCTCCTTTACCGCGCGCAACTGGGAGATGAATTGTTTATACATCGCCAGCCTGTGTCTGTGGTATGCACCCTGTCCCCATTTTTCCAGCTCCGGCATTCTAACCTCGATACTCTGCGCCTCATGCTCGTAATAGCTGATTAAAGTTTCAACTGTTTTCTTTGCCATTCTGCACCTCCTTCATGTTGCGGATTGTAAACCGCTTTTTGCTGTGTCATTATCCGCATATTTTAACGCCTGTTCGCCCCTCATATCTGCGCCGCAATTAGAACAATAGTCCATGCTCATTTGTACGCAAGCACTATCACATTCAGAGCATTTGAACCCACCTGTCCACTCATTTGTATCGTGATTTACAACCTTTATCCACTTCCCTGTCGGTCTCTCCGGCTCGACAGATGGGCAATTATCAATCGCATCCTCAATCATGTCTGCTATCTCATACATCATCATGGTTGAGTAACTAAAATTCTGTTGCTCCGCATCCTCATTTCCATATTTGGTTGCTTTTGCAATCCATTGAAATTTCTGCTTTAATTCTTTCCGGCTGATTAAATCACTCATGCCTTATCCTCGCTTTCCACAATCATCAGCAATCATCGCATCGGATTTCCATCAGCCGTGTACCCGAAAGATTCCATCTGTTCCTTGTAGTTTTCACGGCACAATCTTTTATCGTCTGTTTCAACCAACTTTATTTCCCCGAATACAAGCTCGTCCAGCGACACTCCAAACACGTTCGCAAGCTGGATCACATAATCGAGTGACGGCATTGTATGTCCGTTTTCCCAGTTGAGAACGCTCCCTTTGTTCACCAGCATGATTCCGGCGAGCGTATCCTGTGAAAATCCCAGCTTGCGGCGTAACGTTTTAATATTTGCCGACACGTTATTTTTTCTATTCAGCATTTTGTTCCTCCTTCTTTTCCAGCGCGCCTATCTGCTTCTGCGCAATCAGTTCAAGCAACGACTTCGGGAGAAGCGCTTTTTCCGTCTGCCGTTCCGCCGCGATCTCATACACCTTTTGAAAGTGTGCTCTGTCAGCGGCTTGATTCTCACTCATGCACAAGTTCCGCCAGCCGATTTGACGCGCCGCCTCTGCCGCCGCTGGCGGCAAACTTGCAAGCGCCTTCGCCGGCTCATAACTACCATAGCGCCGGATAGCTTCAAGCACCTTTTCCCATGCGCTCCCCCAGCTTTCAGCGCCGCCGCCCAGTACGTCCAGCGTGCACCGGCGAAATTCTGCTATCGAAGGCGACCATTTTTCAGTCACTACCCATTTATTGAGCGCGATCGTCGCCACGTCGTATGGAATGTCGCCCAGTTGCGCAAACCACAATTCCATCGCCTCTTTATTCGGGATCAGCTTTTCCTCCCTCGGATAGTACGTTTTGAGCGCCGCCGCCCATTTTCCAAATTCTGCTTTATCCATTCCGCTTGCTCCTCCAAATCTCTGTTCTTGTCGGTATGTGCCGCCACACATGACATAATCACGGCGCCGAAGATTGCGCCGGCGGCGAACCCGATTAAAAATGTTCCCATGTTCACTCCCCCTCGCTCGCCCATTCAGCCGCCATATCGTAAAAAGCGTCAAGCTGTTCAGCCGCCTTGTTCTTTGCCTGTGCCGGCTTCTGCGCGCCTGTATTGTATCCGCGTTCCGCGTCACGTTTTGCCCAGTTCCTTATCGCCGCGAGAAAGTTTTTGTATTTATATCCTTTTGCGGCTATACCGGCGGAGAGCGCTTCGATACGTTGTTCCCAGTCATAAGGGAATTCAGCTTTCAGCTTTTCAAGTTCCGTATCCGATAACAAAACGTTTTCATATTCGCCGTATTTATGCCGCTCCTCTGCCGGCTTTTTTGCTCGCGCGCGCGTATTTACGCTTTTATCTAACCTAACCTGTTCTATACTATCCTTATCTATCCTATCCTGTGTTAACCGTTCGGCAACCGGCTGGCAACCAACTGGCAACCGTTCGGCAACCATGCTATCTTTCATGGTATATGATCCGTTGTCTTTCAATTCCAGCTTTGCAAGTTCCTCTTGAAATGCCGTTGCGGTATAGCGATCCTTCCGCAACGCGTTCGCCATGCGCCAATGCTTTATCACTATCACTCCGTTTTCAAATTGATAGATATACCGCTTTTCAAGGAGCGCCTGTAAATCTTGCACGCTTGCATGAGCCTTGAACATGGAGATTGAAACTTGATTACAAAATCCATCGTCGTCAGCCGCCATCGATAAGTGAAGATACAACGCTTGCGCGCTGGCGGATAACGCCATGAAGTTGTCGTCGTCCGTTACCTTTTTTGTGAACATACGTCTTTCAGCCATTTCCTACACCTCGACAATCCGTATCCCGTAAACATACAACATCAGCTTCTTTTTGATCCTATAAACCTCCGTGCGAAAGCCTTTCGCGTCCTCAACGATATACGCGCCGTCTTCCGCCCTTATATACGCGAAATCAGCGATATATTTGCATTCGCGCTCGATACACCGTCCGCGCTTCTTCCGCCCGTTATTCAACGCGACAGGCGGTTCAAACTGTGCCGGAATCAATGTGAACGGCACTTGCATTTTCAAGTCGCGTATTTCCCCAGCTTCCGCCATCGCTTTTAGTTGCAAGTACCGCCGCGCTTCCTTCTTGCTGGCGAACCTCATGCCGTCGATTTCAACCTTGTGCGCGCCGTACTTGTCCGCGCGTGCGGTGAAATAATATTTCGGTTTGTACTTTGTCATTCAAACCTCCTTTCCGCCGCGCCCGACCAACAGACGCGGCGAAGTTTATTTGTGATAGTTTATAAGCAAGTTATAAGCAAGTTATAAGCAAGTTATTATCCAAACAGCGCGTCAGCGGCGCTCTTGCGCTTCGGCATCGGCGGCGGCGTCTGCATTTCCGGCACGTTTGTTCCTGTCGGAGCTTTTACGGCTTTTTCAACAGGCTTCCGCTCCGGCTTTTCAACCGGCTCCGGCGGCGTCTGCTGTTCAATGGGTTTCCGTTCCGGCTCCGGCATGATCGCTTCCGGCGCTTCCGGCTCGTTGTCAACATATACCGGCGCGCCGTTTTCATTGATAACAGCCATGTCACCTTCCATCGCCTTCTGCATATCAATGCTCATAATTCCCCAGCGTGAAATGAGCTGGCGCAACATGGTCTTGTATGCCATCGCGTCGAAATCCTTTTCCCAAAACGTAAATCCGCGCTTCGCCGCATATCCCTTTGAGTATTTCAGCGCGTGCGCCTCCATCTTTTTCTTGCTCCAATAGATTGCCTTGCGAAAACCGTTCGTGTATTCAAACATCGCATAATATCCGATCGTCGGCGTGTCCTCGCGCACTTCCTCGTCTTCAATCAGCCGCACTTCAATTTCTTCGTTCAGCGGATCGAAGCGGATCAGCTCGCCCTCTTTGATTGCCAGCACGTTCAACTTCTTGTACTGTCCCGAACGGATCGCTAATTGTATATAACCTTTATCGCCTTCCCACGTCTTTATCATCGACGTGGAGCGGACTATCTCTTCACGCTTTTTGCGTGCCTTGCACTTCGAGCGGTAACTCGTCCTCCGCCCTACTCCGTTACATTCATCACGGTTAGTCTCTACACCTTTTCAACATGATAACCTTTCACGCTTTTTATTTTTTCCTTCCAAAACGCGTTGCAAGTTCCAGCGCACGCGCCAACGCTTTTTTCAAAATCTGTTATTGACGGATATATTTCACAAGTTTCAATGCATCGAACTTTCTGCTTTTGGATTTCCGAAACTTTCTTGCTTATTTTCTGCCGCGTTTCCGCGCTCATAACATACCCTTTTTTATGCCCTGTAAGGTTTTTTATTATGCGCTGTTTGTGTTCGTCCGAAAAACTATCCCACGTTTTTTTCATGCCGGCTGAAACGTTCGCCTTTACTTCATCAGCCATCGGCTTTCCTATAACGTTGTAATATGGATTCAGCGTGTGGATATAATAGCTTTCACGTTCAAGCAATTTTTCTTTTTCACATTCTTCAATCACTTCAAACTTGAAATTACTCAATCCATATTTTTTCATATCGTTATGGAGATAGTCGTTTCCACTTGCTTTCGGAGTTTTATGTTCAATCCATCGCCTTGAAATGTCCGTCGATTGCCCTATGTAAAATTGTCCTGTGATTTCGTTGGTTATCTTATAAATTCCTATCATTCATTCACCGTTTTATCATGTTGAACTCGGCACGGTATTGCCCTAATAATTGACGGGTTTCACCGTTAGCACGGCATAAACCGCACACCGCTGAGTAATAGCGTTCACAAGGTTTTACTTGAGCCATTAAATAGTTAACCCAAGCTGAAACTGTGCAACCTTTCCGCGCTCCTTGTCGTTGTAAGGAACGAGATAATACTGTCCCAGCGTGGGCGACGGTGAGAGCTTCAAGCTCTCGCCCAGTAACGCGCCGGATAAAATACTCTGATTTGTGCATTCCTGTAAATTCGGATTCGCGTTCACCGCGCTAACAACCGCCGAAATGAAGCGCTGTCCGTCCTTGCCGCCGATAACGTTGTTGATCTGTGTCTTGACCGCCTCCTGTGTCAAGTATGCCGTGATACCGAGCCTCTGCTGGCTCTTTGCCAAAGAATTGTTCACCATGTTATTTTTCCTCCTTCACATCAACTTTTCTAAACTCGATTCCTCTTGCGTCGAAAAATGCTTTCAGCGCCAGCGCTTCATCGAAATTGATATACGCTTCAAATGCAACCCACATTTTCGGATTGTCCTCGTCGTTTGCCGCTGGCGGCGTCGCCGGTGCTTCAACAGCCGGTTCAACCGGCGCCGGCATATCGTTCCACGGAAGCGGCGCGCCCTGTGAGGCTTCCTTTGCCGCGGCGACTTCCGCCATGCGCTGTCCTTCCGCAATCGCCTCGCCGAGATTCAGCGTGCGCTTGTATGCTTCACCAGCTTCAAAAGCGCCGGTCGCTAACTTGCTAATCGTTTCAAGCTCCGTATCAATCCGCCCGAACCAGCCAAGCATATTATCTTCAATCATGCGGAACGTGACGCTTTTATTCAGCCAGCGAGGATCCCAAATCTGTTCGATTTTCAGCCATGCCGGCTTCTGCTGTAAACCGTCAAACAGCTCGATGATCTTGTTCCGCTTTTCCGCCTGTTCCTGTTCTTCAAACGCTTTAATCTGTTTGTCAATCGCCGCGATAGGTTTGTCGATGATCGCGCAGATTTCTTCAATCTGTGCCTTGAACTCGATAAACGGCTTCATATACTCGCGTTCACGCCGCAAGCGCTCGTCTTTCAGCGCGATTTTCAACTTGTTCAGTGTGGCGCGGTCTGCTTTCGCCTGTTTGATCTGTTCGTCGTTATAAACGACCGTTTCATAGTAGACGACTTTTTCGGTCAGCTCCTTTTTCAATTCTTCGTAGTTCCACGCAATTTTTTCGGGAACAATGATTTCACCAACTTTTAACTCCATGTTCAATTCTCCTTTCGTTTGTTTATACCGGCGGCAAAATGAGCGCCGGTCGCTTGCCTGTTTTGATTGCCTCAACAAATTTCCGCTCCGCGTCCATCAGTATTTCAATATCCTGTTCCACCTCCTCTCGCTGGATTGTATAGTGGCGCGTCGTGAGGCGTATTTCATCGCTATAGTCGAATTTCAACTGTGCTTTCAGTACCACGAAATCCCACTCCGTAACCATGAGATAGTGAAGAATTTGTAGGTAGTAGTTGTCTGGGATTTTATCGCGCCATTTTTCTTTCTGCATACTCTGAACGATGTTCGTTGTTTTGATTTCCAGTATTCCGCGGCGCCCTGTTCCCTTCTCCGTCAACCAGCCGTCCAAACTGGAATGAGCCCACGGGAACTTGTCGTTCACCCACAGATTGTTCTCCACATACTCCACAACGTATTGTGGAAAATCCAGTTCAAACAATGCGCGCAAATGTTCTTCCGCCTGTGTGCCGTACCGCACAAAAGGATTATCAGAAATGTCGCGAGGCGTTGTGCGCCCTGTTTTCTCCTCCCAAAGTTGCACGTTCGTTTTCCAAGGGTTCATTCCCAGTATGCACGCGGCGTCGCTTCCGCCGATGTAACTCTGCCGCGTTGTCAGCCATTCCTCGCGGCTTTTAAGGTTCAACCGTCTAACCATGTTTCACTCCCCTAAAAAATCATCAATGTTCATTTGCCGTCCGCCGTCCTTGATCCTGTATCCTATGCGGCGATACTCGTCATATACCGGCTTCCATAAGATTTCGCACTGTTTCCGCTCCGCCGGAAAGAATTTTTCCAGTGTGTCAAGCTCGCGTTGCAAAGTAGGATTGAACGGGCAACCTTTACAGCCAGTTCTGTCGAAGTTATACGGCGGCTTGTAAATGTCGCATATAGGCACATTATTCCGTTCTATGTACCATCTTTCCCATTCTTTTGTGAGCGGCGCCAGTGGGTGAAACTGTTTTAGTTTTCCCCCTCTAAACGCAAGGCAAACAGCACTATCACGAACGCCGCCTTCTTCGCGCATAATTCCCACAATAGAAATCGGCTTTTTGTTTTCTTTTTGCCATTTTTTCATCGGGTCTTTCTTTAACCGCTGGCAACATTTATCGCTCACCTTTACATTCAGTCCGCCTTCTTCAAACTGATAAAGCAAAATCATCGGACACAAGTTTCTATCCCTAAACGGGATTCCGCTTTGTGGAAGCGCTTTCCGCGCATATACGCGAGGAAGCAAACCTTCATTTCCTGTTCTCTGAAATTGCTCAACGATCTTTGAATGTCGCTTGCTCTTGAACGGATAGCCTTCTTCTTCAAGGATCTTTTTAACGTTGCGCGATGGATTGATAATAACCACGCGTTCGTCTCTCTCTCTCTCTCTCTCTACAAACTGGCGGATCATTACAAGCTCAACGCCAGTGTCAGCAAAAACGCGCGGTATTTTGTTTTCGGGCAACGCCTCGTCAATCAGCGCCGACATAACGCAACTATCTTTCCCACCGCTGAAACATATACAGAAATTATCTTCACCGTATTCGCCTATCACTTGCCGGATTTTCTGCAATCGGTCAAACAATATAAACTCGTTATCCATACTCACCTCGCATTCGCGGCGCACATCAGCGCGAGCCATGCGGTATCAATGCCGCAAATGATCAGCGGCGCCGGCGTGTCGCTATCCAAACAGCACGCCGCGATGATCCACGTTACAACCGCCAGCGCCGTCAGCACTTTAAGCACTTTTTTCCTCGCCCTTGTCTTCATGTTCCTTGCTCCCTTCTTCCATGCGTTCAAGTACCTCATACGCCAGCCGCGCCGCTGTCCGCGGTACGATGTAGCCTTCGATACTTGCAAGCGCCGTTCCGTCGTGCATGATGTGTCGCACCATTTCTATCACCTCCTCTCCCTTGCAAAGAGTATGTCAAGCGGAAGTTCCGATTTCAGCGCCGCTTGCACGTCAAACGCCTCGTCAAGCGAAAACTTCCTGTGACCGTTGATCTTGCAAGAAATTGTCCCTTCGTCCTTTCCCAGCCGTCGCGATAGCTCGCGCCCAGTAACGCCGAGCCGCGCCATTTCAGCCTTCAAGTTCTTGTACGCCATGCCGCCGCCCTCCTTTCTTGCCGTATTTCGTGCCGTTTGCTATTTTTAGCAACGCCACACAAAACGGATTATAGCAAGTGTTGCTAAAAAATGCAAGGACTTTTTGCGATTTTTCAAAAATGTTTTTTTACGGCGCAAAAATCCATCGTTGCCAAAAATGGAAAAAGAGTGTAAAATTAAAAACCCACATAATAAACAATGAAAGGAGTGAGATTATGGGAAACGTGGAAGAAAGATTGCAAGAACTTATAATTGCGAAGTATGGCACAATGCTCGAATTTACGCGCTCTGTCGGTCTGCCAAACAGTACCGTCGTCGGGATGTTGCGGCGCGGCGTGCGGAACGCGAATGTCGATAACGTGATAATAGTATGCCGAGCCCTCGGGATCAGCGTTGACGCGCTGGCGCAAGACAGGATCGAAAAAACGGAAGCGCCGGAAAACGATACCGACATTTCCGCCATGCTTTCACAGATAGAATTTTTACTCACAACCGGCGGCGATGATGTAACCTTCGACGGCGAACCGATGGATAAAGACAAACGTGCGCTCGTTGCACATCTGCTCGCGTATGCGCGCGGAATAGCCGGCACAAAAGGCGGCGAAACATGATCGCCCTGTATCCGCGTGTAAGCACGCAAGAACAAGCGGAGAACGGTCATAGCATTGACGAGCAAACCGAACGCATGAAGAAATACTGTGAGGCGATGGGATGGAAAGAAATAAAGATTTACACAGACGCCGGCTTCTCCGGCGGTAACACGAACCGTCCAGCGCTTCAACAGCTAATCAAAGACGTGGAATCCGGAAAGATTGAGCGCGTTCTTGTTTACAAACTGGATCGCCTGTCGCGCTCCCAGCTTGACACCCTTTATCTCATTGAAAAAGTGTTCCTTGCGAACAACTGTGATTTCGTCAGCATGAGCGAAAACTTTGACACCGGCACGCCGCTCGGACGCGCGATGATCGGAATACTGGCGGTATTCGCCCAGCTTGAACGGGAACAGATTAAAGAACGAATGAAGATGGGAAAAGAGGCGCGCGCTAAACAAGGCAAGTTTCACGGATCCGCGCAAGTTCCTATCGGATACGATTACAAAGACGGCGAACTCGTTACAAACGAATTTGAAAAGGCTCAAATCATACAGATCTTTGAACAGTATGCCGCCGGCGTTCTGCCGCCGAAGATTGCGGAGAACCTCAACGACGCCGGCATGATACAAAAAAATGGGAAGTGGCTTCCATATACCGTGCGCGCAATCCTTGACCGTCGCACATATCTCGGAGAAACCTATTTCGGCGGTCAGTGGTACAAAGGAACGCATGAGCCATTCATCAGCGAGGAATTATTCAACCGCGTTCAAACGTTGCGCCGCCAGCGCGCCGAGGATCACGCGCGGCATAACAGGCGGAGCGGAAAAGCAAATTCCTATCTCGGCGGCTTTCTGTATTGTTCCGAGTGTGGCGCAAAGTATATCCGCGTCATTCATTACTACAAAAAAGAGCCGCGGTATCTGCTCTATGAATGCAATAATCGGACACAGAAAAACAAGATTTACAACACGAATCCGCATTGTAAAAACAAGATATGGAAGGCGGCGGAGCTGGAAGCACTTGTCTTCGGTGAGATAAAAAAGCTCGCAACCGAAGCCGCGCCCAGTACCGAACGCAAGAAAAGCAACCGCGGCGCCGCAATAGAAAAGGAGCTGGCGGAGATAACGAAACGGATTGAACGCCTTGTCGACCTATACGCCGACGGAAACGTGCCGCGCGCAACGCTTGACGCTCGTATCCATGCTCTAAACGATCAGCGCGAAAAGCTGGCGGCGGAGCTGGATACACTGGCGGCGGAGCGCACTAAAAAAACCACGTTTGACGCGGCTCTGCCTGTTGCCCGTGGTTTCGGCGCTATACTTGAACAAGGAAATTTTGACGAGATACGCGCCACGATCGGCGCGCTCATAGAACGGATTGATATTGACGGCGAGGATATAACGATACACTGGCGATTTTAGACTTGCCAGCGCCGCCGCCCTGTGATATATTGTTCTCGGAAATGTTCACTCCATGTTGACTTTCCAACTAACCGAAAAGGCGCCGAGGCTCGCTTGCCCTCGACGCCATTTCTATTTTCAGCCGTTATCGTATGCCCGTTTTAACAGGCACTTCTAAACGGCTATAAAATCTCACCGTATTTCGCGCCCAGCGCGCCGAATAAGGCGCTTTTCGGCGTATAGTGGCATAAACCCACATAAACACCTCAAAACGCCTTAAAACGCCCATATCAGCCGCGCGCCATATCTGCTCGGATCAGCGCCTTGATATATCCCTGTTTGTTCTCCATGCCGGCGAGCCTTTCCAGTATATCCGCGTCTGTGCCTTTGTTGAGCTTCAAGTAAACGCCGGTCGTCGCCTTCTTGTCATACTTCGCATGAGCGCGAAGTTCCGCTTCTGTTGCCATGCGCCGCACCTCCATTCATGATGTAAGTATATCTCACAGCCGGCGCGGCGTCAACATTCCATTTCGTTGCATACTTTGACGGCGCACTCTTTGTAAATTTTGATGATCTTCTCACTGTATCCACCCTCGCGCAAATAAGCGGCGCCGTTCTTCATTTCCCCGTATTCGCACGGGCAAAAGCACTCGCACACGTCATAGTCGCCTTGCCAGTTTATCGCAAATTCGTGGTTCCACATTTCGTATTCAAACGCCTCGCGCGCAAACTGTTCGTCGGATTCCATCAGCTCGCGCAACTCTCCGGCGCTGTCCTTCTCCATGAATTCCTTGATCTTTTCGTGGTCTGTTTTGAGATAAAAACCACCGTTCCCGAAACGGTACAATACGCGCCCAGCTTCTTCAAGTTTGAATCCGCGTGCCGCCAGCGCCTTCTCCAACTGTTCATTTGAAAACGCCCAAAAAATCGGGAGCGCATTGAACTCCGCCTGTCTTGCTTCTCTCCATGCCTTATATGTTGCCATAAAATCACTCCTCTCCGTATATATGCGCATAATATTCCATATCGTCTTCAAGCTCATTTTCAACCAGCTCCAAAAAGTCGTTCAACTCCATGCCGCCGATTCCAAACAGGAACATCGCAATTCCGATTCCCTTGTGCCGAAGCCACGCTTCGAGCATTTCCTCCTCCTTGCACGTTACAACCTCAACAACGAAGTCGCCGCAAGTGTACGTCTGCACCTCATAATTCGCTGATTTTTCCAGCATATAAAACTCCTTCCTCCCCGTCGTGCCGATAGGTCAGCAACCTTTTTATTTCTGTATCATGCTATAAACGCGAACCGCCTCTTTCGCTTCCGCCAGCGCCGCCCAGTCGGGATCATGCTTCAAGTTCTTGCGTTCCAGCCGCTTCACCCTTGCACGCGCTTTCGTAAGGTTGCTGATTCCCTTTGAAGCGAGATGTCTCAAAAACAGCACGTCTTCCGCTTCCAGCTTTACCGCCTTCAAGGTTTCCAAAACAATATCGCACGTTCCCGTCTTTAACTGTGCGAACGGGATCAGCCTGTCAGTTCCCATGTGCTCCCCGATGTTCCACACAACATAGTCACGCGGTACTGTATCCACCAGCTCAAACACTCGCTCGCGCCCATCAAAATCTTTCGTCGGCATTGTATAACTTCCGTATCCCATCAAAACACCTCCTCGTCTGCTACACTTATAATAATTCCCTCGCCAACATATTCCATCACGTTGAACAAATCCTTCTTCGCCAGCCATTCCACCAGCTTTTCAACAGCCGCGTCGTAATCTTCGCCGTTCTCGAAGCTAACAGGATCGTCCGCCTCGTAATCAATTTTGAGTTTCAGCTCGTTGATCTTCGCCGCAATCTGTGCCGCGAAGCTAACATTTGAAGCAAACTCACGCGCCTTCTCCGGCGTTGTCATTCCAACCGCCGCCCAGTCAACGCCGTAAACAAGTTTTCTGTTCGTGTACTTTGTGAGCCGCTCGCGGCTAACTTCCACGCAAGTATCGGCATCGTTGCTCCACCTTCTCAACGCCTCGTCCAGCGCGTCCACTCTAACTTCTGCAATTACTCTTTCCATGTTCGTTCCTCCTGTGTTTTTGTGTGCCTGTTTGCTTGTTACAATGTAAGTATATACCCACATATTGAGAAAGTCAAGCACTTTTTTCTAAAATTTGAAAGTTTTTTTATTTTTGGCAACGGGAATCCAGCAACGGCGCGGGATTTCGCCCGAAAAAAATTTTTTAGTGTGCAATAAAAAAAGCGGCACGACTGCCCATAAGGACAACCGCACCGCCCGAAAGGAGTATTATGTCAAACAGGCGCAAGACAAGGAAAACGCCTGTTCTTTTCTTTATGTAGGATCGGAAACCGTGAACGAGCTGTTCACCGTATCCGTGTCAGTTATCGTCAGCGGCGCGAACGTGTTGCCACCAGCCGAAACAGGATCCCCGATTTTCGATTTCAGAACTTCCACGATAACAGAGTTGACGCTGGCGCTTGCACCGAGCGCGCCTTCCTCGATCGTAACCACGCCGCCGGCTGATACGTTCCATTCAGCACGCGCCGCCCGAAGTCCGTTTATATAAACCGTGATAATATCCGCCGCGTCGTATGTGTAGCCGGTCATGTCAAGTGTAATCTCCCGACAATCTGCCGGCGTGCCGGATACCCTCTTTTCAAATGCCGTGATGTATGTGTTGACTTGAAGCTGTGATGTGAGCGTATCAAACCAACTCTGAAACGCGTTATAGAATTCTTGATAGGCTGTCTGCCACTGTAAAAAGAGCGTTGACGTGTTGACCTGTTTTATCAATCCCGTCACCCATCCGCAAACGGTACTATCCGCGCGTGTGTCCGTGATGGAACTCTGCGAAATAGTTGTCACACCTTTTTTGACGTAAATATACGCAAGGCATATTTCCTTCACGGTTTCCGTGTTTGTCATAGCCGGCTTCGTCGGTGTAGCCGCTGGCGTTCCGTCCTTCGTTGTGATCGCCATTGTTCGCGCCGTGGCGTCCATGCGCACGATAACCGCCGTCCATCTGTTCAGCGTTGCGCTTGCCGCCGTGATTGCGACAGACTGGATCGCGTCAAGCTCCGCCCACTTGCAATCAATGAGGCAACGCCCAGTTCCCACATTCACCGCCATGCCGGATCCAGCCGTGACCACCATCGCGTCACCGACGCTTTCATATACACCGTCGCTCACAAGTCCTTTGAAGTAGCTTGACATTGAATCCGCATTGTAAACTCGGTCGCCGTCAACCGAATTGAAAAAACCATATTTCAGAGCCATTATTCAACCTCCCATTCAGTAAAGTTCCCGACCGCCTGTGTGCCGTTCTGATCTTCGGAAAATATTATTTCAATGAGCCGCGCCGTTGCATTGATACCGAAGCCGGCGGCGACCTCCACTATATCACCGATAAAGAAATCTTCGTTCACCTTGTACGGCGCCTCGGTGTCAACCGTTGCCGAAAAGGATACCGTCTTTTTCAGCTCCGCGATCTGCTCCTCGCCGTACTGTTGAAGCATAGCTTCATAATCAGCCGCCGAAATAATTGATCCGTTGCTGGATACCGCCGAGCCGTCAATGTACGCTTCAAAGCGTTCCATATCTTCCGACGTGCCGATGGAAGCCGTTGTCTGCGCCGTGCCTTCACCTTCTCCGCCTATCTGCGCCGCGTTCTTGAACGTTTCATAATCAACCGTGAATTCACAGTCAATCAAGTTATCCATGTTCTCTGAGAATACAACCGGCGGAACGTCGCCTTGATTGCGTGTGCGATCCGTGCCGGCGTATAGCTTGAAAACATATTGACCGTCGTCCAGCACTATATCCCAGCCGAAGCCGTATTGAGTAGCGACAGCCTCTATCCATTTAGCAAGGTTTTCGCCGTGGAGCTGGAAGCTCGCTTCCTCCGTTGCAACGTCGCCGGTATAATCAATCGTCAGATTTGATATGCCACGTTCATCATTGCGCACCGCGTTTTGAAGTACCATCTCACGCACAACGACTTGAACCGCCGTGTCCGTGATTGAATACTGATCCCATATAATTCTTTGAGAAAGTAAACCTTTCAATCCTGTGCCGCTAACCTTCAACAAGTATCCATGCTCGGAATCATACGTCAAGGAAACCTTGCGGATAATCATACAGTTATCAAACAGTGTTCCGCTCCTGTCCGTATTGCGCGCAAGGATACGCCCTTTTTTTAACAGGTTCAAGTTTTCCTCCGTGCATGGAACGGTCAGTTCAAATTCACTCATTCCGAAGAATTGAACCGCCCATATACACGACAGGAAATAATCAACCGCGCCGATTATATTTACTCCTTCAATTATCCATATCATAGAATTTTATACTCCGGCAAAATGCCCTTCAATCGTAACCGTGGTTTCAATTTTTGCGGCGCCGCTCTGCGCGTCAACGATCAGCGCGCTATCACCGGCGCGAAGCTGGAAGAACGTACTGCTCGGCGTCATATCACCGATAACATTCGTTGAAACGCCAGCGTGAACCAGCGTGATTGATTTCTGCTTTTTCCGCGTGTTTATAATCAGCGAATCACCGGCGACCATGTTTATATCAACCTTGATGAATTCGCCTGTATCCGCGCACATAACTTCGGGATACTGTACCGCGCCGGTCGCGTGTAGTTCAATCAGCGCGCCGGTTTCAAGGTCGCCGTCATTATGCACGGTTTCCTCTTGCGTTGTGTGCAATTCTGAAAAAGCCTCGCCGATGGATTCAATCGAAAACGGAAATTCAAACAGCGCCTCCACATACGAAAAGTTCGTCACGCTTTCTTGTGTGTTTATGAGATACGGGTTCGGACATACCGCCGTCACCTGTATGATTTCCTTCTTGCCGAAATAATCAATCGGCATTGTTTGAACGTATCCGTCACAATACACCGAGCGCGATTCTGTTTCATAGTAAAACCGCACGCGCGCCTTCGGCTTGAAATACCTGTAAAGCGCCAGCCGGTTTTCTTCTGCCGGTGAGTTGATCGCGATTGTCAAAGTAACCACACGATTTTCCATGTGCGCCGAATTGAATACGGAACCGTCCACGCCGGCGCCGCCAGTTGTATTGATAACGGCGTCGGGCGGATCGAATCCATCTGTGCTTTCCACAGTGTACGCGGCATTATGCGTCAGCTCCATGCGCTCGCCATATTCATTTTCAAGTGTGATTGAAAACATATCAGCCTCCTATGTCAGCGCCTTCACAAGTTCAATCTGTCTGCGCCTTGCGCGGAATGTTTCAAGCGCGGAAAGCGACTTCGGCGAGTTGTTATTCTGAACGAGGTTATAGTTGTTATTCACAACCGTGCCAGCGGATACGCCGCCGCCAATGTTTGAATAGAGCGCCGGCATTGATACAGTCGAAGCCATCAGCCGCGCCGCCGCTTCCACTTCCTTCACCTTGTTTTTCAATCCGTTTATGAATCCTTCGCCGGTGTAGCCGCCTATTTCAGCCATCAGTTTTGACGGCGATTTGATCTGTAAATCCTTCTTGAACGTGTTGACCATTGATTTCACGAACGTCT